GCACCCAGCGGTTGAACCTGCCCGGCGGCAGCCTGGCAAGCGTCGGCATCGACGCGGCCGTGCTCGAGCAGGCCCGATTCGACTGGCGCCTCGAGGACGTGCGCGGGCGCCGGGCCTGGGCGTTCATCGACTTCAGCCTAGGAAGCGTCGTGGGGGCTCGGGCCGACCTGACGAGCGTGGGGATCGTGGTCGACGGCGGGGAGTTTGGGCTGCTGCGCACCTGGTCGTTCACCTGCGGGGAACTCGGGCACATGAAGCAGCAGCGGCCCTGGCTGCACGAATTGGTCCAGCAGGGGCACGTCCACCACAACGACGGGCAGCTGATCGACTTTGACGCCGTCGAGGGCCTGCTGGGACAACTTGGTAGCACCCTGAACCTCGAGGCCGTAGGCGTCGACGAAGTCGGCTGGACGCAGAACTGGGTCCGGCAGGTCATGGTCGACAAACTGAACCTGCCGGTGGAGGCTCGGTCACAGTCGATCCGGGAGCAGGCACCCGCTTGGTCGACGTTCGTGGCGCTCATCCGGATGAAGGCGCTCCGGTACCACGACGACCCGGTGCTGCTACACCAACTGCGGCATGCGACCACCAAGACCTACGACGGGGGGCTGGTCAAACTGCAGAAACGGGACGGGCAGAACATCGACGCCCTGGTGGCGGCCTGCAACGCGGCCCGCCTGTTCGAGCTGCGCGGGCGCTCCCAGCAGTGGATGCCGCCGTCCGGCGTCATGACCATCTGACGCCACCTAGCGGACAAATCGACAATTTGCGCAATGTGACAAAAAATGTCACGTTCGCCTATTGACATAAAAAGCGCGTACTCAAACTGGGGGAGGCGTGGGACTCCTCTCGCGCTTCCGCAGCTACTTCCTGGGCAGTTTCAACGCGTCCATGCTGGTCGACACCAGCAGCGTGGGCGACGTTGAAGCGCTGCCCGGCGTCCAGCGTGCCATCGAGGGCGTGGCCTCGATGCTGGCCAGCGTCACGCTGTGCGTCTACGACAGCAAGGACCAGGAGGTGCAGCCTGCTGCCCTGAGCCTGCTGACCGGCCGCAGCACCGAGATGGTCAACGGCTGGGACCTGCGCCGGTGGCTCGTCACCGACGCCATGACGCAAGGCAACGCCTACGCGTACATCGCACGCACCTACTCCGGCGAGGCCGCCGAACTCATCCCGCTCGAGCGCGGGCGCATCACCATCAACTGGTCGGCCAACCCGCTGCAGTACCTGCTCGACGGGCAGGCGATTCCGGCCAGCGACCTCATCCACGTCAAAGGCGGCTACAGCCGGTGGGCGTTCATCGGGGAAAGCCCCCTGGACAAGTGCCGCACGCAGCTGCAACTGGTGGCGGACCTCGACAACTGGGCGGCCACCATGGCGGCCACCGGTACGACCCGGCGCCTGTCGTTCCAATTCCCCACGCCGATCAGCGAGCAGGCGAAGCAGACAATTCTGCTCGCCTGGAAGGCCAAGCATGCCAAGTCGGGCGGTGCGTCCGAGCCGCTGATCATCGACGGCGGCGGCAAGATCGAGGGCGTCAGTGGGCAGGGTGACCTGGACGCCGTGACGGCGGCCCGGACTGCGGCCATGGGCGAGATTGCCCGAGCGCTGAACCTGCCGCTGTCGTTCCTGGCGGCCACCGAGGCGGGAACGCAAATTGACCTAAGCGCCCAGCGTGCGCTCGTCGATCAGACGCTGCGGCCCTGGGCGAAGCGAATCGAGGCCGAACTGACGGCCAAACTGCTGCCCGGCTATCGCGTCGAGCACGACCTGCAGGAACTGCTCCGCGGCACCATGAAGGACACCGCCAAGGAGCTGTCCAAGCTCGTCATGTCTGGCGTTCTCACGCCTAACGACGCCCGGTGGTTCATCGGCATGCAGCCGGTGCAGGACCCCATGGCAGACGAACTCATGATGCGCCTGGACACGGCGGCCGGTCAGGCCGAGGTGAACGGCGACCGCGAGGACGAAGAAAGCGAGTCGCCCGATGCAGATTGACCGCCGCTCGTTCGAGGTCCGCGCAGCCGTCGAGGGCAACACCGTGTCCGGGCTGGCCATTCCCTACGAGACCGATTCCCAGCCGCTTCCCTTCATTGAGACCATCCAGCGCGGAGCGTTCGCTGCCGACATCGGGAAGCGGAACGTGTCGCTGCTCGTCGAGCACGACGGCGGGCGCGTGCTGGCCGACACGCGCAGCGGCACGCTCGAGCTCGAGGAGACCGAGCGCGGCGTGACGTTCGCTGCTCGGTTGCCGGACACCCGCGACGGGCAGGACATGCGCGTCCTTCTGCGCGACGGCATCTACCAAAACATGTCGTTCGGGTTCGCGGTCGACAAGGACGAGTGGGCGGGCAACCGCCGGACCGTCGTGTCGGCCCGCCTTTACGAGGTCAGCCTTGTCCACACGCCCGCCTACGAGGCGACCGCAGCCGCGGTCCGGGCGTTTCACACTTCCACCGGGCTCGTCGCTCGGTACCTGCGGCTGCGGATTGGAGACCTGAAATGACCGTGACCCCCGAAGCACTCCGAGAAAAGCGTGCGCAGCTCGTTGCTGCGTGCGAGCAGTACGCCGAAACCGCAACCCCCGAAGCCGTTCGTTCGTTCGACCTGGCCGAGGAGGAAATCCGCGCTATTGACGGGCAGCTCGAGAGCCTGTCGATCCGCAGCCGCCTGGACGCCGTCAAGGCCAAGAACGGCCAACTGGTCGGCCGTCCCGAGGTCCGCAACGGCGGCAACGACGCCGACCTGATGCGTTTCTTCGCCACCCGCGGCCGCGAGGGCAGCGGAAACATGGAACTGCGCACGACCCTGACGGTCGGCACTGCTGCCACCGCTGGCAACACCGTGCCCCAGTCGGTGATGACTGGCGAGTTTGTGAAGTGGCTGGACTGGGTCGACCCCGTTCGCAAGCTGGCGACCGTCCAGACTGTCCCGAACAACCTGCGTCTGCCCGTCATCGACTCGCGCACCACTGTCTCGGCTACGGCCGAAGCAGCGGCATACAGCGAATCAAACTTCACCACCATCGTGAAGACATTCGCTGCCTACAAGGCCACCGCCACGACGCCGGTGACCGAAGAACTCCTTTTCGATGCGTCGATCGACGTGGCAGCCGAGGTGGTCGCTGACCATGCGCGTGCACACGGCAAGTTCCGCGCTCAGCGGCACATCGTCGGCAGTGGGTCGTCCCAGGAACAGGGCTTGATGTACGACGACAACCTCTGGCAGTACGTCGTAAAGACTGGCGCTACCGCCAATACGGTTGACTTCGACGACGTAATCGACCTGTTCAACCAGGTTCCCAGCGCCTACGCCCAAAACGGCAGCTGGATCATGAACCAGGCCACCTGGGCTAGCCTGCTGAAGCTCAAGGCGTCCACTGCCGGTACCTACCTGTACGACGGCATGCAGGGCATGCTGCTGCAGGACGGTGCCAGCGGCATGCTCATGGGGCGCCCGGTCTACATCAGCGAGTTTGCCGACGTGCACAACGCCGCTTCGGCTCGCCTGCAGGTGTTCTTCGGTGACCTCGCCCGCGCCTACCGCATCGTGGACCGCCGCGAAGTGCAGTTCATCGTCGACCCGTTCTCGAACAGCGGCACGGGCATCATCAACTACCGCAGCTCGATGCGCTCCGACGCGCAGATTGTCGACAAGCGCGCCGGTGGCGTGATCGTCAACAAGGCCTGATCAGACGCAAGTGACCCCCTTGGGCCGGGGGGGGGAAACCCCCTCCGGCCTTTTCCAAAATGCCAGCACTCACCACCAGCGACATCAAGAGCCACCTGCGCATTTTCCACGCGCAGGATGACTCGTACATCGGCAACATCCTGCTGCCTGCCGTGCGCGAGACCATCGAGCGCTGCACCGGTTTGGCCATGCAGGCGCTCGAGCGTTCGTACAAGGTGTCCGAGGAAGGGGACACTTGGGTGGTGCTCCCCATTCAGCCGGTCAACACGGCGTCAGCCATCACGGCGGTCTACGTCGATGACGACTCGGTGACGCAGACTGAGAACCCGGAACAGCACTGGGACGGCGAACGCGTGGCTGTTCTGATCGAGGACGGCTGGAACCGTCCTGTGACCATCAACTGGAACACGTTGGTGGGTGACCACTACATCAACATGCTGGCGCTGCAGCTGTGCGGGCGCCTCTACGCCGACCGCGGCGACAGCACCGGCGCCATTCAGGGCAAGGCGCAGGAAATGCTGTTGGCCATGCTCGGAGAGCACGGGGTGCACTGATGATCCCTCGAGGCATGTTCCGACACGAGATGGCGGTGCAGAACTACACCGCGTCGGTCGACACCTACGGGCAGGCCACCAAGACTTGGTCGACCGTGGCCACCGTGTTGGGCCACATCGAGTCCGCCGACGGGCGGTCCATCGACTCAGTCGACATCAACCGCGGACAGACCGCCTGGCGGCTCGTCCTGCCCTGGATCGACTCGGTGACCGTCAAGAGCCGCATTCTGCTGCGCGAGACTGGAAAGACCGATCGCGTGCTCGAGGTCACCGGCGTGCTGGACCCGACGCTGCGCCGAATGGAACTGCACTGCGAAGCCCTCGAGGTGACGGCATGAGCTTCCGCCGCGGCGCCGAATTCAATTCGCCGGAGCACCTGCGGGCGTACGAGCGTTTCATGCAACGCCAGGTCAACGCTTCGGAAAACCTGGGCATTATGCGGGCTGGCGCAAGCGCTCGCGCCCAAAAGGCATTCCTGGACGCCGAAATGGTGTTCCTGACGTTGCCCGACCGAGTCAGCCGGAACCTGTACAAGCAACTGTTGCGGCGCAGCCTGAAGCGTTTGGCGACCACGTACAAGCAAAACTGGCTGACGCACGGCGCCACCCATCGCAGCTACGGCGGGCAGGAAAGTTTGCGCAAGGCGTCCAGCAAGGTCATCCAGTCGATGGGTGACACCCGCGGGCTGAAGACGACCAGCCGCACCGGCTTTCGGTACAAGCGGCGCCCCAGGTCGTACATCGCTCCGATCGTGGACAGCGGCCGGGCCCAGTGGCACATCAAGCGCGACACCTACCGCGATTTCCCGCCCTCGGTACTCAAAGAGGACTTGGCGATCGTCATCGAGACGCAGCTGACCGAACTGGCCCGCAAGGCGCGGATGAAGGTGTCGAAGAAATGAGCATCGAAACCGCACTACGGCGCAGGATCACCGACGACCTGGGCGTATCCGGGCTCGTGAGCACCCGCGTGAGCCCGGAGTGGCGACGCGAGGGCACGGCGCTGCCTGCCATCGTCTACAGCATCGACGCCCGCACGCCGGTGCGCACGTTGACCGGGACGACCGAACTGGCCGAGTTCTCGGTGGCCATCGACTGCATCGCCACGTCACTGTCAGGCGCTCGAGCGCTGGCGGCTGCCGTGTCTGCCGTGTTGAACGACAACACCACCTACGGCACGGTGGACGGCACCAAGATCCAGTGGAGCGCCACCGACGGCGAGGACGTCGAGCGCATGGACGATCAGGAAGGCACGGACGACGGCCCGCGGGTGGTCCGTCAGACGTACCGCATTTGGGCAACAGGAGGCTAAGACATGGCATTCATCGCAAACGGCACAACCATCAGCATCGGCGGGACTCTCGTGGATGCCACCGATATCAGCATTTCGGCCAGCAGCGCCGTTGTGGACGCTACGGCCCTCAACTCGGTGCTTAGTAGGGCCATCCAAGGCCGTCCGACCGTGACGGGGTCGGCGACAATCCACACGGACAACGCAGTCGGGCTGACGCTCGCGCAGAAGTTCTGCGGGGCGACTCCCAATACGGACTCCGTTTCGGTTACCATTGCTGCCAGCGGCGCTGGTAACGGTGGTGTCGACTTCACCGGCTCGGCCATCATCACCGGCTACAGCCCGACCTACACCAACGACGCCGTGCACTCGGCGACCGTGACCTGGCAGTACGTCGGCGAAATTACGGCGGCTCGGGCATGACCTGGCGCACGTTCACCAGCGAGGCAGTGGCCGGTTACCCGGCCGTGCTCGAGGTCCGGCCCATTACGGTCGGCGAGTGGCGGAAGGTCGAGCAGCTGGACGAGGACGCCAAACAGGCGTTCGTGCTCGAGTCCTGCACCCGGGTGGACGGCGTGCCGGGCTCGACGGCGCTGGACGTTCACGTGGCCATGGCACTCGTCCAGGGGGTGATGGCAAACCCTTGGAGTGGACCGCAGCCGACCGCATAGAGCGGCTGCTGACGGTCCTGGCGTACGGGCTGACTCGTCAGCCCCAAACGGTGGTGGAGCCTTGGCGCAAGCCAGGGCAGACTGACTGGATGGCAACCCTCGGGAAGGTGGCAACGTGGCGAAGCTAGGACTCTCAATCGGGATCGACGCCGACGTGACCGGCCTGCGCAAGATGGGCCAGCAGGCCACGGCGCAGCTCGAGGGCATCCGCGGCCAGTTCGGGCGCATGCAGAACTTGGTCGGCGCTGCCATGGCCAGCCCGCTGTTTCAGGCCATCGGCTCGTTCTACCAGGCCAACATCGAGGCGCGGAAGACGCTCGATGAAATGACCAAGCCATTCTCCACGCGGATGATCAAGGCCGAGATTGACGCCATGAATACCAAAATGGCTGCTGGTCAGAGGATGGTCGGATTGGGTATGGACGAGCCGGGTGCCGCACGGATCGAGCGTGGGGCACAGCGGGAAATCGCTACCGCGCTGCGGGCTACGTCACCGGCCGGAACGCAAGCCAAAAACATCGAGTCTTTTTTCACCGATCCGGGCGCGTACATAGCAAACGCTACCTACGGCTTCGGTGGACATCTGGACAAGGTGCTGCAGGACATGGGAATCGGATTCCGCATGCTTACCGGCGGTGAAGGTGCTACCGCTTTGGAGAAACTTCAAATGCAGGAATCGGCCATACGGGCCGAAACTGGTTTTGCACTGGCAACCGGTGACACCGGGCGGCTCGAGCCGCTGAACCTGCAGCTGCTGCGCGTGCTCGAGCAGATCAAGCAGAACACCGATAGGAGTCGCTAATGGCATGGAACGTACAACGCCTGCATAGCCAGCAGACACTGAACATCGGTACCGAGCCCACCGAGGCGGTCCACACAACTAGGTTCTTGATCGCCCAGGATGATCCGGCGCA